AAAATAGTTTTGTAATTGTGTTAAATTAGAATCACCAGCAATTTCAGGAGCTTCTCTTGTCACATATGCTTTTGCTATGTTTCCAAACTTACTTGGTATGTTTAACACCCTAGCTTCATAATCTTCTTTAGTCACACATCTGTTTTGTGTTGTGAAAAATGCTTTGGCTTTTTCTTTTATTTCAATTGTATCTTCTTCATCCTTACCACCACGAGCTGGATTATTGTTTGTTACACTTGTTAAAGTTGCAGTACCAAGAGCTGGTGTAATAGCTGTAATATCACTTACACCAGTTGTCAAATCTACACCTGGAACATTTGAATTAATCCCACCACCTACACGATAAGTGATTGTTAAAGTTGTGTTGTTTGGTGTTTCACCAAGTGTTGAATATTCATTACCCAATAATGGGTCAATAGATTGATTTAAATCATTTGTCTGTCCAGGTATTACAATACCAACTTGTTCCATATCAATATATCCCTGGTCAATAGTACCATCTGTACCATCTTTCAACACACCATTACCAAACACTAATGAAGTTGTATTGTCTTGATTTGTTTCACGAGTAAATCTTTTTGGTGAATTAATATAAGTTAATGAAAAAGGAACAGCAGTACCTGAATCCAATCCACCCTCCGCATCAGCATATGCTGAGGCTCTATTTATGTCGTCTGTATAGTGAATTTGAATTGGAACTTTATCTTGTGCTAAAAAGTCAACCTCATACCAATTATTATTATTTGAATCCACACAAGAAATAATATCAATAACATTTGTATCAGGTATGATTAATGTTTTAAATTTTTCAGGTACTCCAACTTGGAATGTAATTGTTTTTTGAGTTGCACTCATAGCTCTTACAGTTCTTGATAAAGTATAAGTTTCTGCTAAACCACTAATAGCGTTTGTAGAGCCAATTGTATTAGTATCACTGTCATCTTCAATTCTAAAATCAATTGGTTCTAATGTTTCAAAAGTAATATTAGAATCAGTCGATGATACTACCCCAATACCAGCATCAAATACACCCGCGTGATTATAATTTACTTTTGATGCATCACCACTACTTACATTTACATCTGACTTAAATGTTAAATCAACATAAGCAGGAACAATTGGTTTTACTTTATAACCAAACATCTTAGCCATTGTGATTATGTTTCTTCTTTCTTCAGCCAAAGGTAATAACATTTCACGATATTGTTGGTCAACATAAAATGATAACACATCACCAACATACGCATTCATTTCCAATAACATCATACCAGGTGATGTCTCATTAAAATCACGATATGTATTTGGAAAATAAGATTTAGCATAATTCATCAATGATTGTTTTAATGCTCCAAAATCTTTATTTAAATAATTTACATTTGATTCTTTAAAATTTTCTTTACCATAATTTGGCATTTGTTATCTCCAATTAATATCCACCACCACTTGATGTATTTGATTCAATCTCTGATATATCACTACTAAAATCTAAAGTGATAGAATCCAAAGTATTTGGGTCTTGTTTAATGTTAAATAATATTTTAACTCTTATTTCATTTGCTCCTACATCTGTATTGTTATCTCTACTTAAAACTTGAATATCTCTTACTTCAACAAAAGGTAACCAAAATTCTATTTTATCTAATATAGCATCTTGTACACCAATTAAATTTTCATTGGTGATATGTTCAAATAACAATGTTCTTAAATTTAAACCTAAGTTTGGTTGAAAAAATCTTTCACCCTCATTTGTTTGTAACAAATTTCTTATATTGTTTTTTACAGCTTCAATGGTTGTTGAAGTTGTTGCAAAAAATCCATCTTGTTCAGCACCCCTACGAATTGGTAAATCAATACCAACTTTAACATTGGTATCATTGTCTTGAATAAAAGGTTTTTTTGATATATCTTTAATAGCCATTACATTAGTCCTTCAAGGTCTTCAAGTGATAAATTTACAGTTGTATTATCTCTTTGACCATCTTCATCTTCAACATCAAAATTTTCCACAGAGTCCGGGTCTTCACCAATAACCACATAACCAACACAATCCAAACCACCATTATCTTTTCCTAAATCTAATCCAGCCAAAGCAGCTCCACCTTGTAATAAAGGTCTTATGGCCTTTTCAATTTCACTCTCTAATTTATCTACAATTTCACCTATAGCTGGTATTGGTAGTTTTCTTAAAGCTTTTAAAATAGGAGCTTTATCTCCTAACAATGTTTCTAATTTAATATTTACAACTTGGTCAGGTGTTTTTAAACTCTCAACCACAACGGGTGCTCTAAATTTTGTTATAGTTAAGTTAGCTTCAGACAATGTTTCAAGAATAGCTCTAGCAGTGTAGTCAGCTTCTAAATAAATAGCCGAATTTTCACTCGTATCTAATTCAATAGATTCTTGTAATGATTCTTGTAATGCATCTACTTTAGCATCAATTAATTTTTGTCTTAATCCCATTATTTATTTTCCGTATTTTTGTTTTTGTTTTTGTTCAGCTTTTTCTAAAACTTCACTATAATCTTTATTTAAAAACTGACTCATTGGGTCACTTGATGGAACAGCTTGTGGTGTATTTTTATTCATCATATCACCATATTGTTTACCCATCAATTCACTCATTCTATCAGTTGTAAATTCTTTACCACCTAATGTTTTCCAATCATCTCCATTAGCTGTTTCATTCAATACATCATTTAATACTGAATTATTTGTAAATGATTTTTTTTCAATTATTTTTTTAGGTTGTGGTTGAGATTGAGTTGGTTGTTTTAATTCAGTTATCACTTCCTTGATAGCCATCGCAACTTCTTCTCTAACGATTTGTCTGATTATCTGTTTTGTTGTTTTTTTCTTTTTCATAATTACCTCTTATTTTTATGTATTACTTTCTATATTATGTTTAGCACTCAACATAGTTTCAATTATTGGTATTATTTCATTTTGAATTGCAACTGCTAATGGTTCTCCGGGTGATATATCACCAGCAAACTTACCAACAGTAAGTGGTGTCTGAATACCTAAACTTGTAAGGACCTGTAATCTACCCATAAATTCAACAATTGTTTGTAATACATCGAATAAATCATTACCTAACACCATTTGTTGCATATCTTTTCTTGAAGGATTACCGATATTAAAATTTGATGTTTGAAAAATAACACTATCCGTATTATTTACTTCATCCCCTCCAGCTGTTGTAAATGTTAAATGTCTACCAGCACCAATGTGTATGTCTTTAATTGATGATACAAAAATATCATCAAGTTTTGAATTTAAAGTTATTCTATCTGAATGAAATAATATTTGATTACCATCAATACCTTTTTGTATGGTGGATACAGTTCCTGTTCCATCTTCATTAACTACTTCTTTATCTTGAAATTCTGAACCATAAAGATATATATCACTACCACCATTTAAATCAGTAAACACATCACCTATTGTATTTGATGAATTGGTTAGACTATCAACTGATAATCCAAATTCAACATCATTGTTATCATCATCAACAAGGCCATCAAAATGTTGTCTTAATGTTCCATTCGATGTTATACTGATTAAACTACCATCACTTATACTTTCAAACTTATTACTTGGATTTCTTTTATTAGATATAAACATATATGGATTATTACTACGACTTCCAATTCTTAAACTATTTCCATGCCTACCTTCAATCAATGTATCACCAGTTGTTTCAAAAATAGCATTACCATAATCTAATTCTTCTTTTCTTCTTTTAGCCATTCTATCATAAGTTACATCTCTATTAAAATTTGGCCCCTCTCCTCTTATCCCTCTTGGAGACACTTTACCCAAAGTATCATCCGAACCACCAAATGAAAATAATGGGTCAGGTCTAAATGATGGGTCATCATTCCAAGTAGCATTATTATTATCAGTATTCAGAGGACCTAAATAATATTTTATTTTACCAATAGTACACAACAATACTGGGTCTCCTTTAGATGGTACATCATTCATTGTTCTTAATAAAGGATAATATCTATATTCTTCACCAGCACTAGCTCTTGTCTTATAGACTTTATCAGTGGCGTGGGGAAGAGCTATAATTGTATTTATACTATTTGGCCCATTATATCTTAAACTTTGTTCTGAATGTACAACTTCAGCACAATATCCAGGCACAAATTGTAAATAATAAGGAACACTTATAGGTTTACCAAGATTTCCTTTTGCAGTTAAATCTTCATTTGTTGTAAATAAAGAGCCCATTAATTAGTCCCCAAATCAATTGTTTTGTTTTTTGTAGCCTCAAGTTTATCACTTTCTTTCTGTAAATCATTTACAGTATCTTGAAGTGTTCCCATTAATTCTTCTTTTTCCTCATCACTTAATAACATTGACTCATCAGAGTCACCTTGTGATTTAGAAATAATTCTTTGCAATACACCAGCTAATTTAACCAGATGTTCATCATTACGAACAGCAGTATCCATATATTCTTTTATGATAGGAGCTACCATAACCACATCATCTATGGTTGTAATGAATCCGTGTATTTCTGATATTAACAAATCTATTTGAACTTTACGCTTTGTAGTGTTCTCATAGATGTCCTTTGTTAAATCTTGGAAAGTTTTTCCCTCAAATATTTCATTATTGTCTGACATAACACCTCCTATTAGATGTACTTATTCATATATAAATATTAAATTTGTAAGAAATTGTATGAAATAAAAAACCCACAATGAAGTGGGTTTAGTATTTAAAAGAATGAACTTGAGGTATTGAATAAAATTGAACCATTATTATAGTATTTATTTAATAGTTTTTTGTAGTGTTTTTTTAAAACATTAACAACTGATGTTATATGTGTTGTTTCCACATCAGTCATTTCTCTAATTAAAATGTAGATTGCTTTTTTATTGAAGTTTTCTATATCTTCTCGTGCTTTCATTAAATCTATAATAGCGTATCCAATTTTTAAATCTCTATCTTTTTTAAATATAGTGTTCATATTATTATCAAAATATTCAACGATTTCATCTGTTAAAGTTATGTAGTCAGATTCATTAAACCCACTCGCTTTATGTTGCCTATCCAATGCATCCATTTTATCATGAGATTTTAATTTTTTATAATTGTTATTGTTATGGAGAATTAAATAGTTTTTAGCCACAACTGAAAAATAACTAAATGCTTTTGAACCTTTTGTGTGGTCATATTTATGCATATTCACTACCATAAAGGCTACAACTTCGTGTTTAATATCTTCAAACCCATAATCAAAATAAGTAAATTTAAAAGTATTAATTATATTTTCAGCAAGTTTATCAAAAGCTTTATGTATTCTTGTACCATAAATTACATTTCTTTCATTATCATCAGTTGATGAATTATATTCCACAACTGCATCTTGAACCTCTTGCCCAAAATAAACTTTTCGTTTTTTCTTTTTTGTTATTTTTTTAATTTCAGCTTTAACATCATTAACTTTTTTATTTTGTTTTTTTGTCATTTGTAGCTCCCTCTTCAAATATCCCATCAAGGGCTAATTGAATTTGTTTTAATTGTTCAAAGAAAAAACCTGTCTCATCATCTGATTCATAATGTCCTTTAGAATCTACAAGTTTCATTTTATCCGTTGAGAATTTTATCACTTGTTGAATTTCTAAAATTAATTCTTCGTATTGTGTTATTCTTCGTAAAGAGTAATACACCAATGTAGATGTAAAGGCACTTATTAAGAAAAACAATATTGTTAAAAATATCCACATACTATCTCCTAATTAGAAAACAATTCATCAAATTTATTTTTGAGATTGTCTACTTGTTTTTGTTCATCTTTTGTTTTTGGAACTTTTGTATTTATTGGTTCACCTGATTCCTCACCTCTATTCCATTGGTCGGATTCAATATGTGTAGCCATCATATCGGCTTGATGAAGAATGTAAGCCATATTGGTTCTCAATCCAAAGTCAGGATTCCAAGACATCAAGTATGCTTTGTTAGCCTCATCATATAAACCATCCGTTAATTTAATCCCAATGTATTCCTTATCAGTAACCTTGACACCATAATGTTGAAGTAACCATAACCCTCTATCAGGTACTTTCATATATTGAAGAGCTGGATTGTGAGTATAAATCTCATCACGATTTTTTCTATGCCAGTCTGATGTTTGTGGGATATAATAGTCGTGTTCTAAATCACCAACCTTACCTAAGTCGTGATGTAAAGCAGCAAAGACTAACTCCTCATCTGTGAAGTTAATCTCAGCTCCATTGTTTGCCCACACTTGTTTTAATTCAAGTGAGTTGCTTACAATGTGAAGAATATGTTCAACATATCCACCGGGCATCGCGTTGTGATAATGTCCTTTAGCACTCGCCGGTGCAAACATCATTCTATCTTTGAAGTCATCATAAAACTTCATAAGGTTGTCTCTTCTATCATCACCAACATATTTATTGATGATAGCTATCAGTTCTTCCCAATTACTTTGTATTTCATTTGCTGTTAATTTTTTCATTATTCTCCTATATATTCATAACCATATTTGGTAAATTTAATTTCTTTGTATTTTCTTAATGCATTTCTATAAGGACTGAATTTAATTCTAACACCCCAACCAAGATAATCTAATATATTTTTCTTGGTTACAAAACCTTTGTCTTTAATAAAGTCTCGTATTTTTAGAACAGTTTCTGTTTCACTAATTGAATCTAATTCAAAAACATTTTTCCAACCACCAAACCAATTAGATATTCTTTCTTCCCAAATCATATTGTCTGCTAAATCACTTGTATCATATGTGATTGGATTATCCAACATCTCATTAAACCTTTTAATAAAATCATTTCTATCATCGTATAAATAAGGATATGGGTTTTTAGCAACACTCGTCATCTCAGGATAACATAGTTTGTTTGGTAATAAATAAGGAACACCGACTGAGAATCCGTCAGTTGTTGAGATACTCCAAGCAGAATATGTTTGAAATGTCCCTACTCCAAATTTCATAGTGGATAAGAAGTCCATATATTCATCACGACTTTCACAATTAACTTTTTCATTCCACGGCCTATCAACTTGTGTTAGTGTTGTGTATACTTTGAAGTCTTGTCTTTGTTCCCATATTTCATCACATACTTTTACAAACCATTCCCA